ATCATTAAATAGCAATGGCAGAAAAAATTATATCACCTAATGTATTTGTTAACGAAAGCGACAAATCATTAGTTTCAAGAGGACCTGTTGTAACTGGAGCTGCAATCGTTGGACCAACGGTTAAAGGCCGTCCATTAGTTCCTACAGTAGTTACCTCATACTCAGAATACCAATCAAAATTTGGTGAAACTTTCAAATCAGGAAGCCAATATTACGAATACTTCACTTCATTAGCTGCTAAAGAATATTTTTCAGGTGGTGGACAATCATTATTAGTAACTCGTATTATTTCAGGTTCAGCATATAACACATACGCTCAAGCATTTGTTAACGTATCTGGTTCTACTTCTTCAGTAGCAGCTTCAGCTTCATTTACTCTAGAAGTTAAAAACTATGGTGACGGGGCTAATAATACTGGTTCACTTTCTGCTGCTGGTGCTTTAGCTTCAGGAACTGCAAATAATATTCGTTGGGAAATTACAAATGCAGATTATACAAAAGGTACATTTACCTTAGTAGTACGTAGAGGTGATGATACAACATCAAATAAAAATGTTTTAGAAACATGGTCTAACTTATCATTAGATCCACAACAACCAAACTTTATTTCACGCCAAATTGGTGATGAAAAACAAGTATACGTAGCAGCAGCTGGATCTGAATCAGCATATGTACAGTTAACAGGATCATTTGCTGGTGGATCTGAATATATTCGTGTTGCTTCTGTTGCAACTCCAAACGTTGATTCATTCGATAATGAAGGTAACTTTAAATCTGGTTCATTTGCTTCAACTTTACCTGCAGTTGGATCTGGTTCATTCGGAGGAACATTTGCTGGAGGTGTTGCTGCAACTAATTTAGGAGGTGCTGCATTTTTTGATGCAATTAATACAACTGCAACAAATGCTCAAGGATTTGTAGATACTGATTACACAACAGCATTAGCATTATTAACAAATAAAGACGAATACGATTTTAACTTATTATTAACTCCAGGTGTGTTCTTAGGTGCAAATGCTGCAATTTCTGATATAGCTGGTATTTCAACAGTAGAAGGTCGTGGTGATGCATTCTCAATCCAAGATTTAGTTGCTTACGGAGATACTAAAGCAAATGCAATTTCAGCTGCTGCTGCTTCAACTTCAAATTATGGTGCTGGATATTGGCCGTGGGTTCAAGTTCAAAGTGCTAATTTAGGTCGCCCAGTATGGGTTCCACCATCAGTAGTAATGGCAGGTGTTTATTCCTTCAACGACCAAGTAGGTGCTGAATGGTTCGCTCCAGCAGGTTTAAATCGTGGTGGTATCGGATCTGTAATTAGAGCTGAAAAACGTTTATCAGCAACTGATCGTGATGATTTATATGCTGCAAATGTAAATCCATTAGCAACATTCCCAGGTGAAGGTGTTGTAGCATTTGGTCAGAAAACATTCCAAAAACGTGCTACATCATTAGACCGTATTAATGTTCGTCGTTTGTTGATTAACTTGAAACGTTTTGTTTCTTCAGTTTCTCGTCAATTAGTATTCGAACAAAACACAACAGTAACTCGTAATCGTTTCTTATCAGTAGTTAATCCATATATGGAACAAATCGTTTCAAAACAAGGATTATACGCTTATAAAGTAATTATGGACGATACAAACAACTCAGCAGACGTAATTGATCGTAACCAATTGATTGGTCAGATTTATGTTCAACCTACTAAAACTGCTGAATTTATTATCTTGGATTTCACACTTCAACCAACAGGAGCTGCTTTCCCAGCATAATAAAAAACTTAAATAATTGATATTTATATTAAACAATATATAACAAATGGCAGTATTAGACCCTTCAGAAATTATGTTTACGGCTTTTGAACCAAAAGTTCAAAACCGTTTCGTAGCTTATATAGATGGAATTCCATCATACCTAATTAAATCAGTACAATCTCCATCGTTTGATGCTGGTGAAATCGTATTAGATCACATCAACACTTACCGTAAAGTTAAAGGTAAAGTAAGATGGCAAGACATGTCTTTCACTTTATATGATCCAGTTACACCATCAGGTGCACAAGCAATTATGGAGTGGGCTCGTTTAGCACATGAATCAGTAACAGGACGTGATGGTTACTCAGATTTCTATAAAAAAGATATCGTAATCAACGTATTAGGACCAGTAGGTGATGTCGTATCTGAATGGATTATTAAGGGTGCTTATGCGAAAACAGCTAACTTTGGCGCATATGATTGGGCTAATGATGCTGCTGTATCAATTGATTTAACTATTGCTATGGATTACTGCGTATTGAATTACTAAAATTTGATTGTGAATAATAATAAAACCTCTCGGC